TTCAGCTGTAGCCTCAAGCATCTTGTAGATCGACCAACGAAGTGATGGGGGCAACAAAAAAGCGCCCCGAAAGGCGCCTGTTTGCATTACCGCAGTTGTAGGATTGGCGGACACGCAGGGATTCGAATAACAGGAAATAGAGCCATTTATTGACCAATAAATAACTGTATACCTACATCAATGCCAACAAACCAATTAAACATTAATGCCCAAAAATAAGTTTCAGCCACAACTTTTGCCAAGCCAGGCCGCATTGTAGGCCATGCTGCCAGCAAACTGAAGCCGGCAGGTGGGAAGCCTTCCACTGGGCAAGATTAACGACTTGGACGGTCACGGTTTTCTCCCGGCCATGAATCGATCATGGTTTGTCGGTCGGAAAGGCACTGGTCAGCCGCGATTGCCACTGCTCGATATTGATCCGCGCACTCGCTGAATACGGTAATCGCGGCGTTTGCAACGTTACGGGCGGCCGGGGCGGATAGGGCAGCGACACGGGATCGCATGGCGTCGCGGTCGTTGCGCAGCCGTGCAAGCTGCTGATTGAGACTATCAATATCGGCAGCCAGAGCCGCCTGTCGTTCTTCTGCGTCATGGTTGGCCTTTCGGAGTTGCGATTGATAGTCGGCTTCGCGCTTATTGGCTGCCTGCTCGGCGACCAACTTGTCGGCGGTGCATGCGGACTTAGCGCGCTGGTACCCGACGTCTTCGTGGTACGAAATGAACTGGTAGTAACCGACCATGAGCGCCGCCCCGATGGCAACGATGCCGGCAAGCTGGGCGGCGAACTGATACCGTGCCGGGATCAGATCGAAGAGACTCATGTAATTTCCCCATTGGTAATGAATCCGTGCCAGTCACCGCTTCTGGAGGCATCAATGGAAGAGGTCACGGTGAGCGTCGAAAAATCGTTACCAATGAAGTTCCACGCAGCATTAAGATCGCAAAAAACAACCCGCTTCCCGCACCATTTGGTCTTCGTTTCTTCGTCGTCCCAATCCCCATACACAAGCTGATACTGCTCCTTTAGCGTCATCTCAACACGCTTGCAGGTCAGCCAAGATTTACCGCCTGTCGGGTTTTTGAAGATGAATACGTCAGGGGTAAGCCACTCCGGTTCGAGATCAGTAAGTTTCATGATCCACGCCTCATCAGTTCAGCCAGGCGCTTTGCCCTGTCGCCTACTTGCCTTGCCCACAGCGATTGCAGCATTCCATCCGCTGCACCCTGGTAATCGCCGGACTTGATCTTCGCCAGCGTGTTTTTGAAGCCGATCAACTTGTCGATTCCGAGGTTGAAGCACATGTTCAACATCACGCGCTGCCGAACAGGATCAAGCTGCTGCCACCAGTTAAGATGCATATCAAGCTCACCTGCCGCCCGGTAAATGTCTGCATCATTCATCTCAATTGCTTCAACACGAGATATTCCAACATCGTCCAGGTTACGTCCGATCCCGATTGTAAGTTTTCCCTTCACTGGGCATTTGCATTCATTCCGCAACTTCCCGCAGCAATCAAGATATGGCTTGAGACGAATCGATTCGTCACGGATAAGCTCGTCGCGCATTACCGCAATGTCGAAATTCATTGGATGTCCTCCGGTAGCTTGGCCCGTTCGCACTTATGTTTGGACACCTCCCACGCGCCGGCACAAGCCACCAGGAGGCAAACAATGACGATGCTTAATGTTTCAACGGCGCTCATTGGGTTCTCGCCTGCATGACTCGCTGGAACATCTGCTCAAGGCCCGACGTTCCCAGACTGGCAAGCCCAGCAGCCACGCCGATCTGGCCGACCAAGGGAAGATCTGGAACCCAGACAAGTACTGCGCCAGCAGCCATAGCGATCCCCCCAGTTGAGAGCGATCGACCGATGATGATCCGCCATTTCAGCACTTCCTTGCTGGCGAGGAGCTGGCCGATTCCGATGCTGATTCCGACCACGGAAAACAACAGGGCGTTGATGATGTGATCGAACGCTGAAATGATTTTTTCCGGCATGGCTATTCCTTGTTTTTTGCAGCATCAAAACAATGATTTTTACCGAAGAAAAAGTCGATGAACTTGGCGCTCTCGATAGCCCATTTCTCGCCCTTGATCAGATGCTCACCGACACGACAGGAAATAGTGATATGCGGATCACCGCCCAGTAGAGAATTGGCGCATTCATCTATAGCTACAGCCATTTTGTGCGACCGCGCAACGGCCCCCAATATCGCGTGAAACAATTGCAGCCCATTTAGCGGGATCATAATGACCGTGCACACGATCCAGAGCAGCACAGCAGTTCCACGATCTTTCAAGCTGTATTTCATTGACATTCCCCATTGCATAAAAAAACCGCCCGTAGGTGGTTGTATCGGCACTAAATATTGATTAAGGCGAAAGCGTCTTTGCAAGTACAAAAAGCGCGTGAATGTCTGCTGATGTTTTCCCCAGTGCGGCGGCCATAGCGGTAATAGTCGAATCGTCTTCAACAAAAATCTGCGATTCTGCCCAGGCAAGTTGGATGAGCTGCGAACCGGCAGCCACTGCAGCTTGTGCCTGGGTATAAAGCCCAAGCTGGATCAGCGCGGCCTTGAATTGATACGGCGTACATGTCAGCGGCGGCGATGGAATTGACGGGGCTAAAGCATCAGTGGGGGCAACAAACAATCCGCTGGTAGACTTTACCCAGCCGACCTGCACATCATCCGGAACAGCATAGGTATTTGCTTGAGGTGGATTTTGTGGATCAAAACCCGGAACGAAACCAAGCGGCAAAACAGTGCCAATTATCTCGACGCCGCCGATTAAATACGTATTTGCATATTTCATATTAACCACCTCCTGTTGCCGGAGCGCCAGGCGATGGCGTTGTAACCAATACAACGGTCCCACCATTTGCCCGAGTTAAAATAATTTGCGTTCCTCCATACACATCGATAGCACCTACGCTTGCAGCCACAAAGGCTGTCATTGGTGCTGCTGATGAAGCTGCTGCCACACCACCAGCAATCGCAGCGGCGGCCACTTGCGCGGCGGTGATATCTCCGTGGGCTCCATTTAAGGAATTTACAATCGCCGCCGGTGCTTTTCCGAAAAGTATTAATTTCGCGCCATCACAAAAGACGATTACCGTTTCCGTCGATTGAACAGCGTATGCCGTCGCACCATTGACCGTCTCCGATAAATTCGGGTCAATGGTGATCGTTCCGGATGTGTTATTCACCAGGGCAAAGGCAAATCCATCGCCGAGCGATGCGGCAGCGGGAAGCGATACGGTATAACCACCGCCTCCCGTAAAAGTCAGAACTTTCCCTCGGTCGGAAGCAACAACCGTATAGCTGCCGGTTTTTACCGCACTGCCATTTAGCAGGGCGCCCAGCGAAACGAGAGCGCTACCCTTATTCGTTGAATCGGTACCGAGCAGATCGGAAATAAAAGTGCTGATATTCGTGATCCACGATTTGACGTTGCCTTGTGTTGCCGAAACATATGTCGCGGTTGCTGGATCGAGCAAAGTTGTCATCAATAACTCCACATAACGGCTGAATCAGTTGTCCACATTGGCGTGGTATCGACGGCATTCCACATATAGTCGGCAGCCAACGCATAATTGATGCTGGCCCATGACCCAAGCACCGATCCAATGGCAGCAACGCGGACGATGGTTTGCGAGCCGTACAGGGCGGTTCCGGAAATGCTGCAGGCCCGCGTTTCAGCAACACGAGTCCAGCTCTTACCATCCGCCGATTGCTCGACGATGTAATATTCAGCGCCCGGCGCTGGCTGCCAGGTCAGCAGCATGGCGGTCGGGCTGCCAGGCATCGAACGGGCACTCAGGCCAACAACGATAGGCGCGGAAGGCGTTGCCGGCAGCTGAGAGCTATTGACGATCGGCGCGAAGATGCCGACGTCCGCTGTGTGAACATTGCCATCTTCGTTGATACAACTCAGCTCGACGGTGCGCTCATCTTTCGGTCGGACGGTTACCACTCTCGCCAATTGCCGCCACGTTTCTCCCCAGCCAAAAGCGATATGCGTGCGCTCTTCATTTTGGCCGGCATAGGGTGTGAAATCTGGCGCAATAGCTAGAACCAGCTTGTAAAGACTGGCGCCGGCCGTGACGACATAGGGACCAGACACAGAACCATCGCGGCGCCGAAGGCCTACGTAGTGCGTACCGGTTCCCCAGGACATCGGTTCGGACAGCGTTAATATTTTTGCACTGGTATCCCATGCCACCACTTCTGCGGTCTGCCCCCATTGCGGCAAATCGTGACTGATGGCAACGAGATCTCCGTAAGACGGAATAAATCCTTCCATCTCTGTCTGAAATGTGACTACCGTTCGGCGGTAGCGGTTGGCTGCAGCCATATAAACGCCTTCCCGGTAAGCCTGATCCCGACCGATAACGCCAAACAATTCCACTTTAGCCGGGCGCACTGATACAGAATCTGGCAACGAACAGAGCAGTGTCCGCGGCTTCCATGTTGACTGGTCGAAATAGGTCACTTGTACCGAGTCGGCAGTATCGTCAGTCGGCGTCATAAAATTGATCGAGAACGAGCCACGAACAATGTTTCGCATCGAATAAAGCGCAACAGGGAGTGATACAGCCTGGTCACGCATAAAATGCACGATGCCACCTTGCATGTATGGCTTGGCACGACCCGCCCTGGCGATCTTCGTCAACGAATCCCAGAAAGTAGAAGTCGAGTCAAAACGACCATCAAATTTGTCGCCTCGCGCTGCCCAGATCGAATCGAGATAAAGAAGAGAATCGAGATCAATTCTTGAATCTGGAAGACCAACTGTATGACAGGCATCAGCCAACGCCCATGCTGGCGAACGGGTGGCCACCGTTCCGGCCCATGCGGCCCCTGTCCACGTGTAGAGCTTACGCGTGCAGGTCACATTAACCTTGCGAGACGCTTGAGACGATAGATTGTTTGTCGCACGCATCCGCATGGCCAGCAGCGTGATATTTCCGAAATTCTCGCTGGAAATCAGGAATGTGCGCAGGCCAGCCCAGACCAGATCATTTCCAGTTCGTGACGAGGTATCTTTGACAGATGTACGAACGAGTTTTACTTGATAACGCCCTGTCGTCACCGGATACGCAAAGGTGTAACGCTGTGGCGTCGAGGTGGCACCTGAAACCGTTTCTGTTGCCAGCGTGACAAAACTGCCAATCGGCGCACCAAAATCATCAACGGCTTGCGCAATTACGGAAAAAGTTATGCTCACCGTTGATAGAGAGCCGTTGTCTTGCGCGTAGTAAAGACCACGTGGACAAACTAGATCTACCGCAATTCGATTAGTCAGCGTTCCGGCATTGTTGGCCACAAAAGGGCCGACGGCGGTGTTGTACAGCAACTCTTGCCCGGAAACCTCACCCGAGGTATCGACAGCGGTAGGAAAAAGCGTAACGGGTGTATTTGGCTGCACGACTTCAAAGGTGATCTCGGCAAAACTTGAGATATCCGAATCCTCAATTCGTATTTGCTCAATGTCATACTCACCAACGCCAATACAAAGCAACTGGTAAAGGTATTGTTCGTTTCCCTCATAATCGACATAGGGCGCCGCGGCAAAATCCGGGAATACATTAAGGCGACCGTACTGGATCGGAATGGCACCTCCCAGACGAGCCGTATTGCCTTGAGCAGTAACGTTATAGGT